AAAGGCGGTCGAAAGGTTTGGTTTGATCTTGCTCAATCTAATGATCTTGAAGTATATACTAGGTCAAAACGTGGTATGCCTTTCGTCGTTGGTATTGACGAAGAGGAACGCGAAATATGGCATCCTACTAAAGAAATATACGATGGGATGAAGGAGATGTTTGTCTTCGCTCGAGCTGCATAATATATCAAAAAGTTATATGGATATAACAAAATGTTCTATCCAGACTGAAAAAAAAGGTGTACAACTACGCTTTCATTTGGTATAATAGTACCATCAAATCAACAAGGATATAAATTATGGAAAACACTTACTGGAACAGCAAAGGTACTCATCAAGCTCTGGCAGACAAGCTACACGCGTTTATCCCAGTTGAGGGTTCTTGCGAAAACAGAAAAGTGGAGCGATTCCGTAAAGCGGCAAACAACTACTACGACATTTTCAACAACGGTGGTTGTAACCGTGGTCGAGCAATCGGCCAAATGTTCCCAGGCGTTATGGCTCACATCAGCGAGCGACATCGCTACCGTGGTCGCCCAGACTGGGAAATGATTCATCGGATGGTAGAACCTAAGATGAACGAAATTATTCTTGAAACTGCAAAAAAGGTAGGTTTAGTATGAAGGCTGTAATTCAAACGCAAACACTCGAAAACTACGCTTGGCTGGAAGACGGTACCTTGGGTACTGGCGCCAATGCCTATTGGAAGGCCAAGGGTGGCGATACGTACGTCGTCGAGATGACGATCGAGCAAAGCATGGACGCTGGTTTCTGGGACTCTATAGTTGAGTGCATCGAGGAAAACTCCGACATGTATCAGGACTACGTCCTATGCTCGAGTCTTGTAGACGAGATCGACTTCAAAGAGTCTGATCACGTTGAGCATTGGGAAGCTCCCATCTATGCTACGTTTGATGGTGCGGTTTTGCATTGCACCAAAGCTAATCGGAACTTCATGACCGACGAGTTCGAGGGATATCGAACTTGGGAGCGTGACAGCAACGGATTCATTGAAGTAACGGAGGCAGCGTAATGGCTACACTTACTATTCACAACATTGATGCTAAATGGCGAGCATTGCAGGCTGCTGAGTCTTGCATGATGACCATTAAATCAATGAAAGAGGATGCTCTAGATCCTTCTCTATTCGCTTTAATTAGCGATATTAAGATGGACTACCTTGACATTAAAGAAGCTCAGGAGGGTTTTGATGAAATCTCGAATCTATGACTTTCTTACGTATACTATCATCAGCTGCATAGTTGTTCTTATGGTGTATGCTTTGACCTCTTTACCTGACTTACCTCAAGCACGCTTTAGCCATTCAACAGGCGAGTGTGTAGAAGTTATCAACTACGACAAGCGTTTCAATTATACATGCGAAACGTTACCAAGTCGTTATGAACACGTGTGGGTGCAGTAATGAATATCTTCGTCACTGACCTATGCCCTAAAAAATCTGCATTGAACCTGTGCGACAAACATATACCTAAAATGATTGTCGAGTCTGCTCAAATGCTTTCAACTGTTCATCGCATGCTCGATGGCGTTCCAGAAAAGCGACGTAGCAAGTCAGGTAAAACTATGCAAACTTATTATGCTTTCGGGGATGATCGCGACGAAATGTACTATCTTGCGGTGCATAAGTTTCATCCTTGTACAACATGGACAAAAGAAAGCAAAGCAAACTACGAATGGCACTACGAACATTTCGTCGCAATGGCGGAAGAGTACGAGTATCGTCGTGATAAAAAACATGCGACATTTCAAAAGCTTGGCAAACTACTAGCCAAGGCTCCAAAAAATATACCGGACATTAGACTCACTGAGTTTGCTCAGGCTATGAGTCATTATCCGGACTGTAAAGTTCCCGGTGATGCTGTAACGGCTTACCGTAAATACTACCATGCGGCAAAGCCATTTGCTAAGTGGGAGTGGAAACGATCTGCGCCAGATTGGTGGCGTGGATTTCAAGGTTACGAAGGGGATCATCCTGATTGGTTCCAACAGAAATCTTTAATTTTATAATTACTATTACAGCAAATAGGAGACTGTTATGTCCAATATCGCTAACCAACTTTATGTTGATGCTACAACTGGTGTCATTGATAAAGATGATCTATTAAAGGTCTGCTTGACGAAGCTTCAAGAGCTATCTTCTGACGATCTTTATGAGATGGCGTTAGATGAAGGTTTTATTGTTACTAACTACAACGGTTCTACGGAAGAGCGCGTGTATGAGCAAGAAGTCTATAAACACCTAGACGCTACTCAACGCATTATTGAAAAAATCCTAAACCGCCACGGAGAGTAATATGGAAACTTGGATGTTTTTTATCACCGCTATAGTTTTCACTGGACTGGGTTGGTTCTGGGGTATACTATACACCAAAGAGTCAATTGTCACTATCACTATAGAATCATTAATTACACAAGGCTATCTCAAGCAGATAGGTGAAGAGATGGTAAAGTGGGACGACCCACGAGTGAAGTGGTCTGATGATTTCTGACTTTACGCTGTTTAACGTTTCAATCATAAATCCTGTTACGTTCGAGACGATCGATCAAGGACAGATGCGTGCTTATCATGCGCGTGAATTTATATTCGAGATGGAACAAAAACAAATCCCCACTTTGGTAGAATCCGCAGTGGGGAATGATGATCACGATCTTTCGTTCTTTATGGAATATCTTTGCCCGGATTAAACGGGATTGATCACATAATGTATTAGCAATACTAACGCAACAGATGCGCCAAGCCCAACCATCATCTTACCAAAGTCTTTGGCAACTAATGGGAATACAGACTTAGACTTCTTCTTGCCAAAATACGTAGCCATTGCAAGCTCACGCCCTGCTAACAAACCAACAAATACCCAAGTAGTACTCATAGGAATATCATTTACTTCCTTGAATACAAATAAGCATAACCAATAAAATAGATCGATCAGTGTTGCGCTTCGTACATAACGAGTGTTGTGCTTTTCGAGTACGATCTGTTGAATCTTACCACCACGCTCTCTGAACATGAAGAACATGCCTGATACGAATACGGCAGAGATCATGATCATCAAATCTACAGGAACTATGCGTGGTAAAAATACCGCAATATTTGCCATATCGTGTGACAACCAAGTCCACCAGAGGCCACCTGTCGCAAACCATTGAGCTATACGCCAATACTTCTTATTGTCCTCAGAAACAGGCTGCGTTTCATCGAACCAATGGCCTGCGTACTTTGTGATAGTAAACCATATAGCATAAGCAAATGCAGCTGCTACACCGTAGCCCATGATTGATTTCATTAGCATTTTTTCTAATACAAAGGTTGAAGCAAATACAGATAAGACCAAGAATGAAGTTGATACAGGTACACCAACTCGAGTTAAGAATACAAGGATTGCAGGAGCTGCTGCATGATACCATTGTACTTCTTGCCATGGAATTTTATTCAATCTTCCATAACTAATATCACCACCATTTACTGACCAACCATACCATAATGTTACAAGTAGAACAGCACTTGCTGCTGCCCATAATGTTTTGTAGTTAAATCTCTCGTTGTTAGATGCCATCCATGTGCCGAGAGTTTGTACTGAATCATTTGCGATTACAGCGTATGCTGCAAATAGGAACCCAAGTGTGCTCCATAGTGTTAACATTTCCATGTAACTATCTCCTTATATCTTATACTTTAAATGTGTACCAATAACGGTTTGCTTATAACGATAATCTTCAGTACCACCTCTTTCTACAAAAGGTGAAACACTGAGTTTACCATACTTAAACTTGAAACCAAATTGGTCCCTCGAATCAAATTGTGTTTCGTTTTTAAAACTAACACGTGGTTGGATCTTCACCCATAGAGATACGCTATCAGAGATCTTACGTTCTGCTGATAGGATAAACCGATAACGCCAATGGGATTCTTTATTGTCGAAGTGACGATACTCGATACGATGGTCGAGCTTGAGGAATTTTGCTTTATAGATGTTGTGTGTGAATTTAATGCGATTTTCTATTGTACCATTTAGTTCTGCGAACCGATACATGACATCAATATCTTTAACTTTCTTTCCAAGTTCGGTATGCCATGTACCTTCTCTATGTCGATACGTGTATGTCCAATCGCCGTTTTGTGCTTTATAGTTATGTTCTGAAATATCTGCTTGGGATACACCTGACCACAACAAAACACTTGCCATAAGAGCAAGTAAAACTGTTTTCATTTATTATTCTCCTTTGCTTGATGGCTCTACACCATCGCTCACAAGTACGCAAACGATATTGTTTACGCTGGTCTATGTATTACTAAAGGAGTGATTTTTGTGTTAAGGTTTGAATAAATTTTTATTAAGGTTTAGTGACAGTATGACACTTTTATGTACCAATATGTGTCGACAGAATGCACTTTTATGTACATATAAATGTAACATGTACACAGAATACACACATAAAAAAAGGGAGCCCCGAAAGACTCCCTCAAAACGTTGGTGGCTAAACCGCCACTCTTATTTTTATTTGGCTTAGAACAAGTTAGATACGATAACCTTGCGGTAGTACTTGTTAACACCAGCGTCAAGCCGACCGAGTGCTGCTGAGTTACCAGAAGCAACGTGACCTTCAGCGAATGGGTTAGCAACCATGCCGTAACGAGTCTTGAACCCGATTTTTGGCTGGAAGCTGTTCTCGCCAACTGCACGAACCATTTGGAGCGGTACGTATGGGCAGTAGAAGAGACCTGCGTCGAATGCAGAAGAACCCTTGTATCCAACAACTAAGTAGTTAGAACCGGCGAATGGATCAACGTAAACGCGGAAGCGACCGTTGAGTACACCAGCGAAGGTGTTACCAGTATCATCAACATCCAAAGTGTTAGAGTTGAGAGCAGGAGCGTAGTCAAGAACACCAGCCATTTGCAATGCAGAAGCTACGTCTGAAGAACAAATAACGATGTTACCTTTACCACGACGAGTTCCCTTTGCAATTGCGTTAGCTTCTTGCTCGATTTGGAACATCAAACCCTTGAACTTCTCTACTGACCAACGGCCGTTAGCATCAACGTCGAGGTCAAAAGTTCCTGGAGTAGCTGCACTAGCTGCACCAGCTTCAGCAGTCAAGTAGATAGTACGAACTACTTCACGGTTGATTTCAGTCAGGATCTCAGACTGAAGGATGTTAGCCAACTCTGACTCAGCGTCAAGGCCGTGAACTGCACGGAGGTCTTGAGCCAATTCAGTAGTGTACTCAGCCTTCAGAGCGCGTGTCTTAGCTGAAACAGTTACTTTCTCGATAGAGAAGGCCATTTCTGCGTATCCAGCGCCAACACCATCACCAAGAGCTTCAGCAGCTCCGGTATCCAGACCAGTACCTGTAGTAGGTGACGCGTGTGGAAGTGTTTGAGCGTGAGTGCCTGTACCAGCGTGGCCAGTATCAGCTTCGTTGTAGAATGCTTCTGCACCAGCTTGGCTGTCATATCGAGCGCGCATTGCGAAGATAAGGCCAGTTGGTCCAGTCATTGGCTGAACACCACAGATGTCATAAGCAATCATGTTTGGAACTGCACGACGTACCAATGAAATCAGTACAGGATCGTAACCAGCAGTTGGACCAGCAGCAGTAGCTAGACCAGAGAAGCCGTCAGCGCCAGCAGCGTTAGTTGGTGATGCTTCTGAAAGAAGGCTTGTCATGTTAGCTGACAAGTCACCTTCCTGTTGAAGTGCTTTTTCTGTGTTCTCAAGAATAGTAGCAGTAACTGCTCTCTTATGCTTGTCTGTAATTGGTGAAAAAGAATCGTGACCTAAAATTGGCTCCCACTTTTCCACTAGTCTTTGATAGTTATCCATTTTTGGATCTCCTTATTAGATTAACGTGTTGAGTTATTAATACAAACCAATTTTATTAATTATTCTTTTTCGTGTTGAAAGCTTCAACCAGAGCATTAATAGAAGAGTAATCAGAAGCTGGTTTATTTACTTCCTGTTCTTCTAGAATAATTTCTTCTTCTTCGATTGCGTCTGCCTTAGGAGCAGTTGGAATACCTTCACCGAAGAATGATTCTTTGATAACCCGTAGGTTATTCGAGTAATCTTCTAGATCTTGAACGTCAAGCTTTTCAGAAAGGACCTTAAAACGCTCTTTCTGATTTTCAGAAAGACCTTCAGTCATTCCTTCAAAAACTGATGCAGCGTTCATAGCTGAAATCTGTCGTTGAAGCTCAATGTTCTCATTTACAAGACTGTTACCTTGTTCTTCTAGATCAGAAACCTGTGCTTCGAGGCTTGATACTGCATCGAAAGATTCCTCATCGATTTGGACGTTGTGCTCGCTGAATAGATCCTTAAGACCTGACATCAGAGACTCAGCCATTTCAACCTTGATACCGGCTTCAATAGCAATTGAATTCTCTTCCATCCACTCACCTACAACGTAGTCCAAGTACTTGTCGACATTCTCAACAACTTCACCCATACGAGTTTCAACAGACTCTGCGAGCTGTGAATCAAGTTGAGATTGAAGTTCTTCGCTGAGAGATGCTGTTTTCTTAGCAACTTCTTCGTTAACTGCTGCTTCGAATACGAGAGTCATTTTGTCTTTAAAGTCTTCAGAAAGATCCATACCTTCAAAGATGTCAGAGATAGAAGATTCAACTTCTACAACTTCTTCTACCATTTCTGCTTCTGAATCTACTTCCGCATCTTCAGCTGTAGGAACTCGCTTAGGGTTAGCGTCTTGGCCTGGAGTCTTTACAGAATCTCCTGCGCCTTTGCTATCTTCTTTCTTCTTCTTTTCGTGACTCTTGTCCTCGCCACCTTCCGGTGTTACAGGCTGAGGTACTTCTGAAATACCATCATCAGCTTTAAATTTGCCGTCTGCCATAATTATTCTCCTTTGAATGTATTTTAATACAAAATCTATTTAGACTGTAAACTATTTATAAAAAGTTAACTTCTTAAAGAACGAACGAATGCTTGGAACATTCTTCCTGCCGTTTCTTCATCAATTGTTCGCACTACACGAGTGATTTTCTTTTCGACTTCTTCTACAATTTCTTCAATAACCTGTGCAACTTCAGCAGGTCTCCAAGATGCAGATGCGATATCGTAGTAATACTCTCTGTTTTCCATTATTCCGTTAACGAAAGCATTGGGAGCGGATGGATCGGTTACGATATCGACTGTTGCCAAATGGAAATCCTTTTGAACTTCCATAACACCATTCTTCTCTTTAACTGATCCTAGACCTCTAGTTGAAACACCAATTTTGACTCCTTCATCAAGCAAACACTTGACGATTTCACCCATTGGAGTACTTAAGATTTTGGCCTTCCCATAAAAGTCACTGCCTTCACGCCTCATGCCAGTAATCAAGTGAGATACTCGATCTCCGTTAATAGCCGGACCATCAGGATGGCCAAGCTCACCTAATGCTCGCTTAGGGTCAATGAATTCTTTTTGATACCGAGCCATCTCTTTATCGAGTGTTTCGGCGGGGTAAATACGTCCATTGCGATTCTTAACATCTCCTTGCATAAAGATGCCTTCGATAAAGTAGCTCTTCTTACCAGACTCTTCGTTGGCTTCTGTGATTACTTCGCAACTTTCGTTAATTTCAGTAATTAGTTTCATTGTTATACCTTTAGCAATTTGAAATTATTTATTAAATTATATCGCTTCTTTGGCGAAGTCAAGAATCTCTTGAAAACCCTTCTTATCTTTCATAAGAGTGGCTTCCATCTCTTTACGATTTTTAGGATTTAATCCTTTCATAAGAGCATTGATTACTTTAATATCTGCCATTTGGATTTTAACACTGTCACCATTCTTAAGCTTAAGATTACCAGGCTTAAAGGTAGCTTCTTCTAAGCTTTCTTTTACTTGGTAACCAGCTGATTTAGCTAAACCAGGGTGAACGTCTGCAGCGTCTTCTTGATCTCCATAATGATCTACCGCAAATTTCCAAACATCTCTTGGTTCACCACTCACGTATGCTTGACCATCACCGTGTATTGAGATTTTAACTTTGAATCTTTTTTCGTGTGATGCTTTTTGACTGTCGTTACCGATATAATCTACATCGATTTTTGCTTCGTTCAAGTCAAATTCTACCGACTCTTTCTTGTCACGAGGATCGGGAGTCTGATCTTGATATTTCAAAGTTGAACGACGCTTTACATCTTTGTAATCGGCATCTTTACCTTGTGCTTTTAGCTGGTCTCTTTTCTTCTTTGCTTCATCACTGGTTGGGTACTTAGCAACAGGATTCTTAGTATCACCATCGACATATACGATGTAATCTCTTTCCATACTACCTGCACCTGACATGGCGCTAAAAGACTTACCTACTCGACCAGCCCTCGCTTCTTTTACTTCAGTTTCTTCGTAAACACCAGCAGCAAGATCATCTTCATCCTTATCAGCTGCATACTTACCAGCTGAATAAGCATATAGACTCTTCATCATAGAAAAAGTATTAGCTAATTTGTTTTGATACCACTCTTCAGGATCATCACCATCAGCAAGATCTTCCATAATCTCATCTGCAGCATAAGCAATGAAGTGGAGTTGACGCATCATCATTGGAATTTCTTGTTGAGGATCTTCAGAAACGTATTCAGGAGATTCGCTGATGGGATCTTCATCGAAATCTTCTTCTACATATTCGCCAGTAACAACTACCTTTTCAATTAAACCTTTAAACGTGAGCTTAGACTTAGGCGCAGTAGATTCTTTAGCAAACGTAGGATCTATTTTATAACCGTCTTTTTGCAGTTGTGCAATTTTCTTTTTATCTGTCTTAGGTACTGTCGCACTTTGAAACCCACCCTTAGTTCTTGTCAATTTGACATGGGTCTTTGGGCCAGTAAGACTGTTAGACTTGTCAGCCATCTTATCCTGTCCCCAGAATTGTCCTTCTTCAACTTCTTCAACTTCTTCGTCAATGTCACGAGGCATTTTGAAAGGAGCGTCTTTAACAGCATACTGAGGATCATAAGTAGCGTCACCCTCTTGATCTGGAGCTCGTTTCTGTTTTGTAACGCCTTCAATCTCTCCCGTAAACTGAGAATCGAGAGCGACCGGGTGCTTAATAAGCTCGACCTTATGTAAATCTTTAAAGCGCTGTTCTTCACCTGATTTAGGCTGCGCTACTTCGGAAAGAAGGTCCTTAAACTGTTTCATTATTAGATCCCTGTTTTATTTAAAGTGTTATACCCAATATTTATATTCTAGTGGTTTGCTATTCTTCAACATCATCTTCTGGCGGTTCAGCATCAACGTCATCAACTGGTTCTTCTTCTTCTTTTTCCGCTTCAATCTGATCTTGCATTTCTTTGTAATTTTCTTCTGACATTTGAAGAACATTACGGACAACCCACTCTTTAGAATAATACTTACCAATTTGTTCTTCAATATCCCTAAGGGTGTTTAATCTTTCTCGAAGAATTTCAGCTTCTTTCAATTCAGTAAAATAGTTGTCTTGAATAAAGTCATATCGAATATCATTTCGAATGTTTTCAAATTCTTCAGGAGTAAGAATACCCTTCAAAATAAGTTGCTTTTCTAAAACAATATTAAATAACCAACCAAACCTAGCTCTTATTCTACGAATGAATTTACCAAACTTTAATTCATCTCGAGTAATTTCACTTGATCTACCGAATGATGCCATTGTTTCAGGCTCTAAACGGCTTAATGGTACCTTCAACGCCTTATATAGTTTACGTTGAAAGTACAGCATATTTTCGTCTGTGCTCAAGCCCTGTGCATTACCACCGGCAAGAGTATCAACCTCTGTGGATCGCTCACCACCTCGGCGAGGGAACCAAAAATCTTCAGTCATTGTCATCATCTTACGAGAATCGCTAATCTCACCAGTTGATGCATTGTACTGTAACTTATTCTTATGGCGAGTCATCATATCACGTAGATATTGCTCTGCCTTATTCTTTGGCAAGTTACCAACATCGATATAGAATATTCGACGCTCTGGAGCCCTTGTCAAAGTGTAGATAACCGTAGCATCTTCCAACATACGCAGTTGGTTAAGAGGCTTAATCGAAGGATGCAAATGAGATAATACTAAACTATTATTCTCATTCATCAACCCCGATGTTACCCTAGCAACTGAATCCTTAGCAATACGGATTCCGTTTACTGCTCCGGTAGTACCTCCGCCACTCTTACTTCCTGCGAAACCGGCATCCGAGTACATATAGTACTCGTTTTTAATCTTCTTTGTGTTAATACCTGAGTGCGGATCTTTATTCTTCTTGTCCATTTCTCGAATAAGCTTAAGCTTTCGAGCATCGACATATCTTAACTCACGTATTCCCTTCTTTAATTGATCTGGATCAATAATGATATGATAGTTAATTCGACCGTCTACATAAAACTTGTAGAACATATCATATCCGTTATTGGCCATATCAAATAGAGCTAAAACATTATTGAATTCTTCAGTAATCTTTTCTTTAACTCTATCAGGTAGATCTGCTTCATCTAAGATAATATCAACTACCTGATCATTAGTATCAACACTAATAGCTTCGTTTACAATATCATCAATAGCTTGAGCTATCTCTGGTTGCATTGCCATTCCACGATATTTTGTGATAAGTTCCGATTCTGACTTTGCAGAACCTTCCATATCAAGTATCGTACTGTAAAACCCACCCAGCGAATTACCATCAACGGTAATTGCCCCATCGTCATTATGAGGCTCGGCAAACGAGACTGGTGTGTCGTCGTCTTCCGGCCTCTTGATTTCAAAACCAAAGAGCTTCATTCTATATTCCTATATCAATAATTATGTAGTTGAAATTCCAGTTGTTCCCTCGACTCTCCAGAAGTCGTATTGGAACGTAACTGTAAATTCTTCAATGGTATCTGTGGTGCTCCAATCCATAGCGATATCGCTAATGTTAATTGGGTGCAAACCTTCAAATACATAGGTACGTATTGCATCTCCGTCTTTACTATATTGTGTAATGATTCCGTTTGATTTGTAATCCTGTGGAAGTCCTCTCAAGTTACCATCGTGTGTATTGATGGAATTTGACCATGCTTCCATAGCGTTACGTACTAAGAAATCTTCGTCGTTAATTACTGTAACGGTCCAATCTTCAAATGTTCTATCACCTGCATACTTAACTTGCCGACCAAAGTATGGTGCTTGAAAAGTTCCAAGGTTCGAGGCAGGAATACCTGCTGCTCGAACCATGAATGGGACTTTAATGTCGGCCGCTGGATCAACAGGGTTTAGGATTTGAACTTGGAACAATGTTGGACGAGCGCCCCCACCTACTAGCTGGGACTTAAACTCGTTAATGTTAAATGCCATGTTCGCGTTCTCCTTTAAACTAATTAGTATTTATTATGAAATTGAGCCAACAATTTCGTCGAACTCAACCCCAGTTCGTGTTGCCACGAACGTAAGTTCAATCACGTTAATAGATCGTGCAGGCTTAATAAAGATATTCGCTCTAAATTTACCTTGATCAATAACGACAGGAGTATTAACCGTTGAATCAGAAATTACTCGGAAGTCAATGATACCGCGACGACCTTGTATATCTCTCAAGAAAGGCTCGACAATATTCTTAAACTGAGTCTGAGTAAATTCATCATTCAATTCAAACAAAAACCCTTGTGCTGCATTAGCAATTGCTTTTTCAACCGCAATAAACAATCTACGAACATTGAGTCGATCAAATGCACTCTGCGTTCCCAAACCGGTCTTGTCACCAAATAGAACGATACCTTGTCCTACTTGACTCATTACTGGGTTAATGTCGCTGCTGTAGAGCTGATCACGTTGTGCTTTATTAGGATTGAACGCAAGTTTAACAACATTCTTAATAACACCTTTACGGAAACCTGCTGGTGACTCGAAAGGCTCAACTCGAGAAGCTAGACCTGCCATATCGCCATTCAGAGGTACAAAGCGATAAACGTCATTGTACTTATCATAACGATACTTATAACCTGAATCCATGAACCAGTAAGAACTATTCTGAAGTCGATTACGGTAAGAAATTACGTTTGAAAGCATTGCGTTAGACTTAGATTCATCTACTACATCTTCTTTAGAAGGTGATAGGAATGCAATTGCATCTTTACGACTATCAACAACATTACTGATAATGTAGTTTGCTCGTGTAGCTAATCGATCGCCCTTACCTTGTAGAACAAAGGAAACGTCGATTTCATTTGGATTAGCGTAGTAATCGTAACCTTCGGCTAATGCTTGGAGAGATACGGTAGATTCAGTTGAACCATCTGCACCAAACGTTAGTACTTCTGTTTGAGAAGTTGCAGCTTCAAAGTATGCAGTGTTTGCAACCTTAACCCAAGCTGAATTTTGAGCAATAGCATCTTTGTAGTAGTTAGTGCGACCATCAGGAAGCTTAGCGGCTGTATTAGTTGAAACGTTGATATAAGTTTCGATGAATTCGCCTGGTGCACCTGTAATTTCACCGTTGCGATCAATGACCGCGATGTGGTAGTTACCGGTTGATGGTGCTTTACCGAATACACCAGCTAAACTTGAACGCTTTTCAAATGATAGCTTACTAATTGCTGATTCGAAAAGAGCGTAGTTTTCAACAAATTTGACAGTATATTGATAGTAAGATATTGTATCGCGAACGGTAGCATTATTAGCTGGGTCAGAAGGAGCTTCAACTTCTAAACCGTATTGGTCTAGTGCCATTTCACTCCAAGACTGAATTTGCATGTCTTGATAGCCGACTGAATCGTTACCGACACGTATTGTGTCACCAGCCACAATCGAAAAACCACCTTCAGGCCAGATTGCGTAATCACCACCAATTCGCTCAACATTGGTCATTAGCAGAGTTACGTCGTCATCACCGTATGCCATAGAATCTGAGAAAGTTCCTGCGGGAATGTTATTCGCTACAGCGACATATGTTTGACCATCTTTAGCTTGGCCGACTGAGACTACGTCTGTAATAAACGATTCTGAATTAACATATACAACATCAATTTCGTTTCCTAATGAGCCTGCATATAATCCTTCGAAAGCACCGATTTCTGTATTCGCTCGGTCAATGGTACCTGTCGTTCCTGGAGTTTCGCCAGCGACGAAACCATTTGTTGAATTTGCTGTAACGGTTTCAGTATTCGCATCAAAATAGATGAGATCGGTCACACCCTCAGCAGCTACCGAGCCATCATCGACACGAGTAACCCAAAGAGCGGACGAGTATGAGAGGTAATCTGCTGCAGTGAAAAATGTTTCGTAGTTATCGTCGTCTGGAGTACCGAAACGATCTACTAATTCATTTTCCGAAGAAACAAGAACAGTCTCATTTACCGGACCCCATCTAAAAACACCCGCTATTGCTGCAGGTGGCGTTGCGATGGCTGGTACCGCTGCTGACGCGTCCACTTCACGAACGATTACAGAGGGACTTACGGAAAAAGCCATATTATTCTCCTTTAATTATTATCTATTAAACCTAGTAGTTTTTTTAATTAGTTATCACTAATTCTATTTATAAAATCCAAGGGTTTATAATTCCCATGCGTTCCGAGCATCTTGAAGTCCGTCGTCGTAGACGTCATCATCACCAACATCAATAAAACCAAATGGAAGTAAATCTTGATCAATTTCTTCTTCGGTTTTCTGTCTTAACTTCATCATCGTGTGTATGTCAGTCATATCTTTGAAGTACATTTGGTCAGTTAGCCAAGCAAATATTACTAAGTTCATTACTAAATCATCATGAGAACCAGATTCCGCTTCGTATGAGGATCCTCTTTTCGAAAAACGTGATAACTCTTGTATTGTGTTATAGTCTTGTACTATCAGCTGATTTTGTTCAATCAGCATTTTTAAAATAGAACAACCAACAGACTTAACAGATTTGGTTGTTCGAATTCCATTATCTACTTTTTTTCCAAAGCCGCTTGAAATGCGTTTACCATTTCGACCTGCGCTCTCAGTGTAAAGAAGATTCTCATAACCATAGTCCATTAAGAGTACGTCTGATACCTGTTCACCGATATCATTAATTTCGATTAAAACCGCACCCTCATTGTACATTAGTCCTACTCTATATATAACAGAAGCAAAATCGACCGGACCAACGAAGTTATCTCGAAAGACACATACTTGCTTGTATGGCATCTCAGTAATGTCGATCACATTAAATGTTGAATAGTCGAGACCTTTACCTCTCGATACGTCAACTGTTATTGCATATGTGCGACCTTCAATTGCCGCTTCATATTGTGTTAGCCCTTCTCGATCTTCGATAGGGCGAGAATAAGCAAGCTCTTTAAGTTTACTACCATCTATTAATGTGCCAGAACTACCTAAGAATTCTCCACAGTATTCTTGTTTAAACTTTTGCTCATCGAAGTCAAGAGCTTCTAATGTTTCCTGTCTCCACTTTTCATCACGACCAGGCACATCGGTCCAAGTTACCTTAACAAACTCGTAACCATTTGTTCCTTCTTCAGCGCCTTTACATGTTTTCCAAAAATGATTCAATCCGTTTGGTGTGGAAGTCATTAATAGTTTTGTACTCTCACCAGAAGAGATTGTAGGATATACTGAAGCGAAAAACTCATCGTATCCCTCAATAAACGCAACCTCATCAAGATACAAGAATGATATTGACTTACCTCGAATGGCTGATGAAGAAGTAGTACCTGCATAAATCTTGCAACCATTCTCAAGTACAATATTAAATTTGTTCCATTCTTCTACGCCCTGTTGCATCCACTTAGGTAGTGCTTCATATGCAATCTTAACTCGATCAAGTACTTCTTTTGCAGCATCTCCTTTGTTAGCGAGAATAGCAACTGTTTTGTACTCATTGAATAAGATATAATGTAGAATCACAGCAACAGCTGTAGTCGTTTTACCAGCCTGTCGAGCTGTTAATACTGCTACTCGACGATTGTTTGTAATCTTTTCTGTAATTTCTTTTTGATAATCATACATATCAAGAGGAACAAATCCTCTATCAACATGTACAATTTTAATATAACTCTCAGCAAAGTAGATTGGGTCTTTTAAGCATTTCATATACTCCTTTAAATTGTCTGGAGTAAATTCAATCTGTTCACCAATTCGCTTTAGATTGTTATTACCAAGATAGCCACTACTCATCTTCACCCTTTATCATTTTAAGTAAGTCGGCAGTTGATACAATTAGATTATTATTCGTAACCTGAGTTTCTGCTTGCTTTTCTTCTTTAGCATATCTTTTCTTTGTTGACATTTCAACATAATCTTTGTTAGCGTCAAGTAGTGTTTTCATTAAAGTGGATACAACTTCAAAGGCTCGAGGTGATTCTGACTGCTTTGCAATTTCCACCATTTCTTTAACCGAGTCATCTCCAAGTTGAATAATATTCTCAATGTTTTTCTTAGCTAATTCGATATCCTTAAGGTTCTCATCAGCATTCTTTTCTGCTACGGTTGGGAGTTGAGGCTCAGCCACTTCAGCTGGAACCGGCAGGTTTTCAGCTGCAGCTGGAACCGGCAGGTTTTCAGCAGGTTTTATTTCTTCTTGATTAAAAGAATTGGCAGGAAGGGAAATCTTCATATCTTCTCTCGCATCTTCCAAGGGTCTCATACTTAATAACTCTGCTATTTTATCATCACTCATTTCAAGCACTCCTGTACACGCTTTCTCAAATCACTACTGCTAAAACGATGACCTCTTTGATTAAAGTATAGATCAATGTCTCTCATACGACAAATATCTTTCCCAGTAAAATCTTTATCGCGATACTCTTCGCCTAATATTCTTACATGAATTGTATATAATTCAAGTATGTCTTCTAAATCTTTTTCAGTTGAGTATGGAATGATCTCATCTACATAACTCACTGCTTTTAGTTGTGTATATCTTTCTACTATTGTTTGAGCAGGAGAGTTTTTGTTACTCCTATCAAGACCAGGATCCATTTGCAATCCTACCATCAAATAATCACATTGAGCTTTTGCATCTCTTAACATTTGTACATGGCCTGCATGCAGCAAATCAAATGCGCTACAGGTAAATCCAACCTTCATAATACATCCTTGTTAGGATGGCGGGGTATCCGATATCTGTTCGGCATAATCCCAGTCATCATCAAATTCAATTAAACTATAATCTACACTAAGTTCTTGTTTTGTCGTTGGTGTATTGTTAGCAGTCATCCCTGGCTGTAGAGTATAGAACTCCTCAAAGTCTGAGTTAACATCAGTGTCAGTTGCATAACGAACATCAACAAACTTAATAATACCTTTTTGCTTTTCTGGACCAAAGAACCAAGCCTTCATTGTAAAGTTTAAAGTATATAATATGCTTTGCCTTTCTTCAAATCCACCTTCATATAGATCTTCCATGCTAACACCATTTAGTATTAGTGGTATATCTATAGGTTCAAGACCATCGATCAATCGAACAGTTTGAGTAAAATCTGGTTGAAAGAATGGAATGATTTGCTCAAGAATTTTAGTAGCATCTTCTTGGTACTTAGTCATAATAAACAATTGGAAATCTAAATTGTATGGTG